TAATATTATTGGGGATGATAAACATTTCTTAATTTTTTCTGACGATATTAAATGGTGTGAAGAAAACTTTAATTTCTTAAAAAATAAAACATTTATATCGGGTAATTTAGATTATGAAGATTTATACCTAATGTCAATGTGTAAAAATAATATATTAGCAAATTCAACATTTAGCTGGTGGGGAGCTTGGATGAATCAAAATGAAAATAAACAAGTCATTATACCTTCAAAATGGTTTGGAGTTTCCAATTCACATTTGAATACTAATGACTTATATTGTGATAAATGGATTAAATTATGAAAATATTAGTTACAGGCTCAAATGGATTATTAGGAAGAGCATTAAAAAAAGTTTTAGGTGATGGTCACGTATACCACACAAGAAAAGATGTTGATTTAACAAATTATGAAGAAACATTTAAATACTTTCAAGATAAAGTATTAAATGAAGGTGTGGATACCGTTATTCATACCGCAGCTAAAGTTGGTGGTGTTAATGCGAACATGAACAATAACCAAACATTTTTTAATGACAACTACATTATTAATAGTAATGTAATTAAAGCGTGTTCAATTCTTCAAATTGATAATTTTGTAAATATATTATCAACTTGCATTTTCCCACATGAGAATATTGTCTATCCATTAACCTCAGACCAAATTGATAAAGGAGCTCCACACCCATCAAATTATGGGTACTCATATGCTAAAAGATTATCAGGATATGAAACACAAATCTTTAGGGATGTTTTAAAGAAAAATTGGTACTCAGTAGTACCAACAAATCTTTATGGACCTTATGACAATTTTAATTTAGAAGATAGTCATTTAATCCCTGGTATGATTCACAGAGCATATTTAGCAAAACAAAACAATGAAAAATTTGTTATTTGGGGGGATGGTTCACCATTAAGACAGTTTGTTTATTCAGAAGATATGGCAAAATTAATTGTGTGGTCTTTAACTAATTGGAATTCTGAAAAACATTGTATGATGATAGATGAGACCGAAGTTTCTGTGATGGAGGTTGCAAATATAATCACCAAAAAATTTGGATTTAATGATAACGATTTAGTGTTTGACGAAACTAAACCAAGAGGTCAATTTAGAAAACCAGCGGCGTCAGATATTAAAGATTTTGAGTTTAAGCCAATTGAAGAGGGTATTAATGAAACTATCGATTGGTTTATAAACAATTACGAAAACGCTAGAAAATGAAAAAAATAGATTTAATTCAAGATACAATTGACAATCAAGATATTGACAATTTAATTCAATGGTTAAAGGAATATCCAAGATTAACTAAAGGACCTAAAACAATTGAGTTTGAAACAAAATGGTGTGAATGGTTAGGGTCCAAATATTCAATATTTGTGAATTCTGGTTCATCCGCGAATTTACTTATGTTATACGCTCTAAGAGTACTTAACAAAATGAAGAATAATAAAGTTTGTGTTCCTGCGTTATGTTGGGCAACTGACTTATCACCAGTACTTCAGTTTGATATGAAACCTTTATTAATTGATTGTAATTTAGATAATTTATCAATTGATTTAAAACATTTAGAAGAGGTGTTTAAAACAGAACAACCATCAGTTTTACTATTAGTTTCGGTATTAGGATTGTCACCTGACATGGATTCAATAGTTGAGTTATGCCAAAAATATGATGTGATTTTACTTGAGGATAATTGCGAATCTCAAGGGACTAAATTTAAAGGAACTAAGTTAGGTAACTTTGGATTGATGTCTTCATTTTCAACATATTTTGGTCATACGATGTCCACAATTGAGGGTGGTGTTATTACAACAAATGATGAGGAGATTTACCATACATTATTACAACTTAGAAGTCATGGATGGGATAGAGATTTACCTGAGTCAAAACAACAAGAATTAAGAAAAGAATGGGAAATTTCGGATTTCTCAGCACTTTACACATTTTACATACCAGGGTTCAATTTAAGAAGTACAGATTTACAAGCACAACTTGGAATCCAACAATTGTTAAAAGTTGACGGAATGATTAGTAATCGATTCCAAAATTTCCTATATTATAAATCAAGGTTGGAGGGTAAAATTTGGTTTCCAAAAACATTTAATGATGAGTTTACATCAAATTTTGCAATTCCTGTTATTACTAAAACACCTGAAGACAAACAAAGATTAATAAAGGAGTTAGAAGAAAATAACATTGCCTGTAGACCTTTAATTTCAGGGTCTATGGGAACACAACCATTTTATAAAAAATTGTATGGTGAAAATAAATTACCTAATTGTTCTATAATCGATGAACGAGGAGTTTATGTTCCAAACCATGATAAGATGACAAAAGAAGATATCGATAGAGTTTGTGATATCTTACTAAAATATTAAAATATGTTGAGATTTACAAAACCAGCAAGAGGCAAAGATATTCATCAGAGAGGATATTTTTCATACATTACTGAAGGGATTATTCACATTTATAATGCAAAGTTAAATCATCCAAACGAAAAATTTAAAGTTTATTTTGATTTATTCGACATATATGGATACGGTAAAGGAAACATTTTTGATGTTTGTTTTATTCAAGATACTGAAGATTATAAATTAAACTTTAATAGTTATTCCAACATTGAATGGTTGGATACACTGACTCGTTTTGACCCATATGATGAAACAACTTTCACCAAAGAAAAATTTGAAACTTGTGAACAAATCATTAAAGAGCATTTGGTGTTAAACGATGAAATGAAAAATCTATTCTCATCAAGACATTCTCAAATTGATTTTACAAATACTATTGGATTCCATAGAAGAGCAACAGATATGATACTACATCATATTCCAACAATACCTTTGGATAATATTTTTAGTTCAATTGAACAAGAAGAATTTGAAAACATATTTTTAATGTCTGACAATGTAGACGATTTAAATAAATTCAAACAAAGATATGGTAATAGATTAATAACCTTTGACGAATTTAGTACTTCAGAGTTGGATAGTAACCCATTTTTTAAAATGAATAAAGATGAAGAATCAACTAAAAACCACATAAAAGAAATTGTGTTTGGTGCGTATACATTAGGGATGACAAAAAAATTATATTGTACAAAATCTAATTTATCAACATTCTCAATATTATCAAACTCAAATTTAAACTATAAAAGATTAAATTAACATGACAAAAAAAATTGCACTTATTACAGGAATAAATGGACAAGATGGTTCGTATCTGGCGGAATTTTTAATTGGGAAAGATTATGAAGTTCACGGTACATTGAAAAGAAATTCAGTCGCTGAAAATCAAACCGCAAGATTGGATAGTATCTATACTCAAATCAATTTACACTATGCAGATTTAACTGATTTGTCTTCGTTAATTTCCGTTATTCAAAAAGTTAATCCTGATGAGATTTACAATTTAGCCGCACAATCGCATGTTAGAATTTCATTTGACCAACCTATATACACAGCAAACGTCACTGGTCTTGGAACTCTTAACTTATTAGAGGCCGTTAAACTGATTAAACCATCAATTAAAATATACCAAGCATCGTCTTCCGAAATGTTTGGAAATTGTATTGATAAAGATGGATATCAAAGAGAAACAACCCCGATGAATCCAGTATCTCCATACGGATGTGCTAAAGTATATAGTTATAACATCGCAAGAAACTATAGAAACTCTTACGGTATGTTTATTTCTAATGGTATTTTGTTTAATCACGAATCACCAAGAAGAGGTACAAATTTCGTAACAAATAAAGTTTGTAAAGAAGTTGTAAAAATACATTTAGGATTATCTAATGAACTTAAACTTGGTAATTTAGACGCAACAAGAGATTGGGGTCATGCTAAAGATTACGTAGAAGCCATGTGGATGATACTTCAACAAGATAAGTCCGATGATTATGTATGTTCTACAGGTATTTCACATTCAGTTCAAGACTTATGTGAATACACTTTTTCTAAATTTGGATTAGATTATAAAAAATATGTTAAATCTGATGAGAAGTTTTTGAGACCCGAAGAACTTCATAATTTAAAAGGAGATTCTTCAAAATTAAAATCAATAACAGGATGGTCACCTAATTATACCTTTGAAACAATGCTCGACGAGATGTTAGAATATTGGATAAACTATTACACTAAAAATAAATAATGGCAACAAAACCAAGTAGAAAATCTCCAACACCAACACCTTTGGTACATGAAGAAAAAAACCCAAGAAGCAAAAAAGAAATCATTTGTTCAATCATAAAAAGAAAAACAAAAGAAAAGTTTTTAACTCAAACACAAAAAAATTATTATGATGTTCTCACTTCAAGCGAAGTAACAATTTGTTCAGGACCTGCAGGTGTTGGTAAAAGTTATATCACAATGAAAGCGGCAATTGATTTATTATCAGACCCAAACACACCTTACGAAAAAATTATTATTGTAAGACCCGCAGTTGAAGCGGAAGAAAAATTAGGTAGTTTACCAGGTAATGTTGAAGAAAAATTAGACCCTTATATTTTCCCTTCCTATTATTTGTTAAATAAAATTATTGGAAAAGAAACTAGAGAAAAATTAAAAGAACTTGAAGTGATTGAAGTCTTTGCATTAGCATTCATGAGAGGTATGAATATTGATAATTCTATTTTAATTTTTGAAGAGGGTCAAAATGCAACTCCAAGTCAAATGAAACTTTTATTAACAAGAATTGGATTTAATAGTAAATTTTTTATTTCAGGAGACGTTGAACAGTCGGACCGTTACAAAAACAAAACTCATAGCGGTTTATGGGATGCGATTGAAAAGTTTAGAGATTCAAGTGTAATTTCAACTTTTGAATTTAAAGATAAAAAAGACATTGTTAGAAATCCTTTAATCACTAAAATATTACAAAAATACGATAACGAAGTAGAATGAGAATTGGTATAGAATTAAATGGAGTTTTGAGAGACACCCTTAAAAAAATCCAACAAGAATATGAAAAATGGTATTTAGAAAACCCATTTAAAGAAGATGAAGAAAAATCTGAATACGAAGTAATATCAGATTTAACCACATTAGACATTAGTAGTCACCTTAAATTTAAAGACGATGATGAATTATATAATTTTTTATATAAAGAACATACTATGGAAATTTTTGGACATGCAGGGTCAGTTGAAAATTCAAGTATGATGGATTTTAATGAGTTTTACTTAGACTTGAGGGATAATCACGATATATTAATCGTTTCGGATGAAATGGGTAAATCAAAACCAGCATCTTTATTCTTCATTTCAAAATTTGGATGTTTGGTTGAGACGGTTAAATTTTACAGTGAATCTACAATAAATTCACTTTGGGACTCCGTAGACGTTTTACTTACGGCAAATCCTAAACTATTATTAAATTACCCAAAAGGTAAAAGAGTTATTAAATATGAGACATTATATAATACAGATATAAATATTGAACATTCAATAACCACTTTAAAAGATTTAAAAACAAAAATAACAGAACTATATGATTAAGGTATTAGGTGAAAACTACTATTTCGATTTGGATAAAATTGAAGAATATTTAGACATGAGTATTAAACCTGATGAGGAAGTCGAAGAAGACGAATTTTCAGGTTCAACTGACATGAAAATTAATATAATAAAATTTGAAATGGTTAAAATGTTAATGGATACCATTTTAACAGAACATGAGGAAATAGATGAGAAATTAGGTATGAAATCAAGTAATAATACCAGCATCCCATTTAGATTATCTTTCAATAGCTTATTAAATAAAAAACTTATAAATCACTATTAATATGGACGCATCGTTAAACGAAAAAGTAAAACTATCAATTCAAAATCTAAGAAATAAGAAATCAAGAATTTATTTCTTAGTACAAGACACTAAAGGAAACGCCAAAGCCTCTGTTAGATTAATTTATCAAATGGCAAAATCTCTTTTAGATTCAGGATTTAATCCAATAATTCTTCACGAGAAAAATGAATATGCTGGAGTTGTAGCTTGGATGGATGAAGAATATATGTCAATTCCTCATAAATCAATTGAAGGTCAAAATTTGGAAATTTCACCAGAAGATTTCATTATTGTACCTGAAATTTTTGGATTTATCATGGAACAGATTAAAAATTTACCTTGTGGTAAAATTGTTTTAACTCAAAATTATTCTCACATTGTTGAGACATTACAACCAGGACAAAGTTGGTCTCAATATGGCTTCTTTAAATGTATAACAACATCAAAAAAACAACAAGAGTATATTGAGAACGTGATGAGACAAACTAGTTTTGATATTGTTAAACCATTAATTACCGACAGTTTTTATCCAAAAGAATTACCTCCAATGCCAATCATTGGTGTTCACACTAAAGAACAGGAAGATACAATTAACATCATTAAAACTTTTTATCTAAAATTCCCACAATATAGATGGTTCACATTTAGAGATTTGAGAGGTCTTTCAGAAAAAGAATTTTCAAATTCTTTACGTGATTGTTTTGTCAGTGTTTGGATGGACGAACAAAGTGGGTTTGGTACATTCCCATTAGAATCTATGGCATCAGGTGTTCCTGTTATTGGTAAAGTACCTTATACTCAACCTGAGTGGATGAATGAAGATAATGGTGTTTGGGTTAGTGACCCAAATATGATTTGTGATTTTATTGCAGACTTCATTCAGAATTGGTTAGAAGATAATATCAAACCTGAACTTTACGATAACATGAAAAAAACAGTTGAAAACTACACAAATAAACAAGAATTTGACTCATCAGTTACTTCATTATTCGAAGAATATCTAAACATAAGAGCAAATTCATTTGAAGAACAAATTTCTAAAACCGAAGAATAATATGAATACTAAATTATCATTATCAGTTATATTACCAATTAAATCGTCAAAAGCAAGAAATTTTGATGAGTATTTTGAAAAGGCTATCGCATCAATTAAAACTCAATCAATTGAAATTGAAGAGTTAGTTATCGTTCATTCGTCAGAAGAATCGTTAGTTAATTTTTTAAATAATTATGATTTTGAATCTTTAAATGTTGTTAAATTATTGTGGGATAAAGACCCAAATTATTGTGAACAAGTAAACTATGGAATTAGTAACTCTAAAGGCACTTGGATTTCTTTGTTTGAATTTGATGACGAATACTCTTCTATTTGGTTTAAAAATGTTAAAAAATATGTTGACTCATATCCTAACGTACAAGCGTTTTTACCTGTAGTTGTTGAAACTGACGAAAAGGGTATGTTTGCAGGTTTTACAAATGAAGCAACTTTTGCTGCAAATTTCACACAAGAAATGGGATTCTTAACAAACGAAACATTACAAGATTATCAAAATTTCCAAACTGCTGGATGTGTCATTAAAAAATCAGTTATTGAAGATTTTGGAGGTTTTAAATCATCAATTAAATTAACATTTGTTTATGAGTTCTTGCTAAGATTGACTTATAATTCGGTGTCTATAATGACAATACCTAAACTTGGTTACAAACACACTAACATGAGAGAAGGTTCTATATTTTGGAATTATAAATTTGGTGAAGAACAAATGTTAGAAGACGAAGTTAAATTTTGGGTTCAAACCGCAAAAAAAGAATATTTCTTTGTTGATGATAGAAACATAAAATATCAATCAGACAATGTATAATGTTAGAAACTCTATCTGCAACAACAGAAGATGTTTCATCCAAAAAAAGAGGTAGAAAAACGGTAAATGTAAATTATTTTGATGTTAGAGAAGAGGATGCGGTTAGAAGTTTTTTATTAGCCGAAACCTCAGAAGAAAAGAACAAAATATATAATGAATACTTACGAGGACCTCTCGATAAGATGATTTCATCTATCATACGAAGATATAAGTTATATCGGAAAGATATGGATTTTACTGAAATCCATTGTGATACTCATTCATTCTTAATGACAAAGGTTGATAAGTTCAAACCTTCAAAAGAAAAAAAGGCATATTCGTATTTTGGTACAATCTGTAAAAATTATTTAATGGGTCAAATAATTAAAGACCAAAAAGAAATTAACAGAAAAGTATCTTATGAAGATATGTCTCAAAGTATTGAAGAAAGACCCGATATGATGTATCGTATTGATGAAGATGTTGTAGATACAACGGCAATCATTGCACAATATTTAAGAGAACTACGAGATTTTATTGAAACTGAAAATTTAAATGATAATGAAAAAAAATTAGGGTACGCCCTAATTGATTTATTTGAAAATTATGAGGCAATATTCTCAAGTGCGGACAATAACAAATTTAATAAAAATGTTATTTTACTTTCATTAAGAGAAATGACTAATTTAAGTACCAAAGAGATTCGTAGTTCAATTAAAAGGTTTAAAAAATTATATATTTTAATCCAATCTAAAATGAAAACTGATTAAAAAGTATTTATATATATGCCAAGACCTCAACGCAAAGAAATTAATTTTACTAAAGATTCTATTTTATCTTTAATGCAGGAAATCTATAACGAACTTGTAGAACAAAGACAAACTGCAATTAGAATTCAAAATAAAATGTTATCTATGTTAAAAGACCCAGGTGACATGATGACAATTGGTCCTGTTATTGAAAAACAACAAAAGATTGTTAACGAGTGTGTTGAAAAGAAAATTAGTTTATCTAAACTACAATCGAGTATTTGGGAAAAATCAAATAATAATAATACCGAATCTTTTTCACTTGCAGATTTGGATGACGACTTAATTCAAAATCTGATTGACAAGGATGTTTCAAACGATGAAGAATCGTACAAAATGAAGTAACATGCCAGTAGATTTAAATCAAGGATACGATAGTGCAAAGACCGATATATCTTCAATTAAGTCATACATTGAAGTATCTAAATCCGCAAAAAAATTAAAAAGTACTGCGGGTAATTCTGAGTCTCAAGGAATACCTGATATTGCATCAGGGTTAAATAAAATTGCGACACAACAAAAAAGATACTTAAGACAACCACCCAATTCATTTGACGAATTGTTAAACATGATTGGATTGGCTAATGGTTCTGGTTCATCCACATTAGATTATTTAAAAAAGAAATTATTACAAACCGTTACAAAAATAGAGCCTGATATTAAGAGAATTATTAGTCAGGAATCTATTCGTGCATTAGGTTGTTCTCAAGAACAAACATTTGAGGGATTTACGTCTTCAGAATTAGAAATTAATCCATTAGAAACTTTACCTGTTGGTCAAGGTATATATGTCCCTGTACAATCAATGGATATTGCAAGCATTTTAAAAGTTGATACAAATTCTAAATTAGGTAAAGTAATCTACGAAAAACCAACACCAAGTGTTTTACCAAATGAATTTAGACCTTATGGGGGATTAAAACCGTATCCAATGAATAAAGAGTTTTATTTAAGGTTGGCGGGGTTTAACTCATCAAACTCATATAAAGGTCAATACGGTAAATACTATCAAGGAGTTTCAGGTCAAGACTTATTTGATTTCCAATATAGTCCAACTAACCAATTTGGAGTTGACCAACCTTGTTATCGAGTTGCTCTTATATCAAAGGTTAATCCCACCGCAACAATTACTGGTGGAACACAAAACAAAGTTGTAGATTTTTTAGAAGATTATTATGCAACTATTAAATTATTTGATTCGGTAGATTTTACCGCAAACCTATTAAACGTACTTTCGGGAGCAATATCAATTAAGGCTAATTTAGGTTCGGATGAAATACAAAAACAATCACAATTTTTATTAGTCTTACAAAGAATATTAGGTTTATGTTTTGATTCAAGACGAGAAATTGATGTTAGTGGTGTTTCTAAAATTGCAGAACTTGACGGAGTAGATGAGTCATTTTTTGAATTAACTGAAGTAGATTTACGAAATATTGATGTAAGAATTAATAACATCCAAAATGGTGTTATGGAATTTGAGGCTTGTGATAATATTAAGTTACCTGTAGATTTTGAAACCATTATTGACGGATTAATTGGATTTAGAGAAAACGATGATTTAACTACTGAAGAACAAGTTCAAAATATTATCGATATAACTAATTCTTTATTTGAAAACCCAGATTGGAAAGTTTTTTTACCGACTAATGTTGATTTGCAAATTGCCGTTAATAAAGATATTATTAAACAAATTGCGGTAGCGGTTGCTGGGTCAGTATTAAGCCCAAAAGTATTATTTCCAATATTTGTATTATTGAGAGTAGTTCAAAATGATGCAACAGGATTATATAATCAAGCGGTAACATCGGCAAATACCTTTCTTCAAAGTGGTAACACCATTTCAGGTCAAGTTAACAACATAGTTAATAACCAAGTTGATTTTTTAAAAACATTTGAATCTTTTAATATACAAGTTACATCCAAAATTGGTGCAATTTTTATTAAACAACTTTTTGAGTTATTAAAAAAAGATATAATTAATCTATTATCTTCTGTTGTTAAAGATATTGCAAAAGGTAGTTTAGATAAAAAATATTTAACAATTCAAAGATTAACCGATATTGCCTTAATACTTCAACAAGTTGCAAGAGGAGTTGATGATTATAGAAAATGTAAATCATTGGTTGATGATATTTTAATAATATTAAAATTGTTAAGTGGTCTTGCAACTCCAGGTTCAAAAATACCTGCAGCATTACTATTATTAGCTGACTTTTTACCAGGTACATCGGCTGAAAGAACAACAATAAATACGATTAAGGTATTACAATCTTTTGGAGTACCAACAGGGACATTGCCCGATGGTTCACCAAATTTAATGTTGTTGTATAATTTAGCATCAAATACTGCAGCTGAAAAAGAAAAGGCTCAAAATGGTAAAATACAGGCAATTGGATTATCTCCAGCGGGACCTGTTAAAATTAGTGGGGTGTATACGTAATATGAAAAAAGAAGAATTTGAAAGTATTTTAAAATTACAGTCCGAATTAAAGGACCAAACAAACTCAAAATTAATTGAGGTTATGGATAAGCTAACTACAGAGTTTGACTTAACTAAAGATACTATAATAAAATCAACATTATATTTGGACAAAGTTGAGGAATTATATAATAACATGCTTAAAGAATATCAATCAAGAAAATGATGCAAGATAATACAATATTTTTTCAGGTACAGGTGATGGACAATCAGGACCCGATGATGTTGGGTAGAATTCGAGCAAAGTTGCTTATTGATAATTACGATGATATTGTTAGGTCAATCACAGACCCCCCATGGAACGAACAAAAAGATGCTTGGACAACAAGAGACCCATTTGTTTTTAGTCCCCTTATGCCATATTTCATGTATCAAGTACCAAAGCCAACAGAAATGGCTCAAATACTTTATACAAACAAAGATTTTAAGTATCAAAACCAATATTACATCCAAAACACGTTCTCAAGTCCAACAACAACAGGATATGAGTTTTATCAAGGTGGTAATAAATTTACAGGAACAGGAACACAATTAAAAAACCCAAAACCTTTAAAAAACCAAGATGGGACTTACACGGACCAAGCCGTACATAAAGGAGTATTTCCTGAGCCAGGTGACAACGCATTATTAGGACGTGGAAGCGCTGACGTTGTTGTAAAACAAGATGAGGTTTTAATTAGAGCAGGTAAATTTAAAGGAACACAACTACAACCAAATATTGTACCTGTTGGAAATCAACAAAGAGGGTTTTTACAACTTTCAAGATTTAGCCAATCAAAAGTTCCATTACCAAATAAGACTATTTTAGAAACAAATGAGGTAACCGTACAAGTAAAGTACTTGATAGAATGGACAATAACCAACCCTGAAAATACTCAAGACAAATTTGCGGGTACGGTATATCTTTATCAATTAAAACCTGATTTATCAACTAATTCAAAAAATTTAACAGTAGGTACATTTGTAAATGAAAACCTTAAATCGTTGGTTGCGTCTGAGTCGTTTAATTTATTAACAAAAACTGAAACCATTAAATTTATTAATGATTTTATTAAGACTTGTAATAGTCAGACATATACTGTTTCAGGAATTCAATTGTTTACAAGTGAACAAAATAAATTCCCAATTTTTTACAGACCAAACAATTTAACATATTCTCAAATCACATCATCATCAGTGACAGGGGCAACCTCATCCGACGCTTACACAAATGTTTCAAGTATCTTTAATCAAATTAAATTAAAATCCGCACTTAAAGATGGTGGATATGGATTAATTTATGCGAAGAATAAAGTTGGAAAACCTGTAAATATTAAAACAACCGTTGTACCTCAACAAACTTATTTAAATACTCAAACAACTTACGGGGCATTAGCAAGTGATACCCTTTATTTGTTATCACAATTATCGTCAATTCCTGGTAAGGGTAAAATAAACTTTGATGACACATTATATGGTATTTCATTAGATAATTTTGTTGATGAACTATTACCAAAAACATCAAGTTTAGTTAGGGGTGAAGAACTTTTAGAACTACTTAATTTGATTGTTAGATTCTTAACAACCCATACTCACGCATATCCAGGTTTACCTCCTGTACCAGTTACTCAAGACGGTTCAAGTGTTGCAAACATGTTAACGGAGATGCAAAATGCCTATACCAAAATTCTTAATGGAAATATTCGACTTAATTGATATTTATATTAAAACGATTAATGTCAATTTTAAGGTCCTACATAGATAAGAATAATACTATCATCTCAAATTCATATGTTAATACGGGTAGAAACCCTATTGTCGAGTTGAATTTTGGTGCGTCCGATTACGTAATTCCAAATTTTGGTTACACCCGTTTCTTATTTGATTTAGATTTAGACTTGTTGAGGGAAAACATTGCAACAGGTGTTGTTTCCACAGGATGTACAACAGGTATGACTCACGTTTTACAAATGACAAATACCTCATCATTTGATAATGAATTATTAAATACGTTCATGTCAAACGAAAGAAGGAGAGCAACTTCATTTGATTTAATCTTATTTAGAATCCCAAAAACATCAGGTTCAACAGGAAACCCACAAACTTGGGATGAAGGTGTTGGTTATGATTATAATGATTTTAACCTAACAAAGAATAGTGCCAACGGTGGTTCAACACCACTTACATACGTAGATAGTCGTGCGTACTCGACTCGACCATCAAATTGGTATCAAACTACCACTATTAGTAATTGGTCTCAACCAGGGGTCTATAATAATAAGAATGAAGGTACCGTAAATTTCTCAGGTTTAACAATTGTTGCAAGACAACATTTTGAACTTGGTAATGAAGACCTTATCATGGATATGTCCAATGAAATTAATGGTTTATTAAATGGTTCAATAACTGGTGTTACTGGTTGGGGAATTGCGTATCTACCACAAATTGAAAACATAACAGGTTTAACCGACAGTTATAGTGTGGCATTCTTTTCGAGACATACACAAACTTTCTATCAACCATTCCTTCAAACAACATACGACGACTTAATCAAAGACGACCGTAACATATTCTTGAAAAACCAAACAAATAAATTGTATTTATACATTTATCAAAATGGTGATTTCGCCAATTTAGATTCTGACCCTGTCGTTAGAATTGAAGACCGAAATGGTGATGCCGTACCAGGTATGGCAACATTATCAACTTGTTTACGAACAAGAGGTGTATATGAAGTAATAGTACCAAATGGATTCACAGGTGCAACCCCATGTCAATACTACGATGTTTGGTCAGGTTTAACAATAAACGGACAAGCATTACCTAATGTCACTAATCAATTTGTATTACAACAAGTTACCGCAGGAATTCAAATTGGTTCAACATCTAAAGAACCAAGTAAATATGGATTTGAGTTTTACGGTATATTACAAAACGAACAAATCCTTAATACCGACATTAGAAAGGTTGGGGTTACAATTAAAAAGGCGTATACAGGTCAAGCTCCGTTACAAGATGTATCAGCATTCTACAGAGTTTATGTTAGAGAAGGAACAACTGAAGTATTAGTTCAAGATTGGACACCTGTAAACAGAACACCAAATGAGTATTATTTCATTTTTGATACAAGAGATAAAATACCTAATGACTATTATGTAGATATCCAAGTGAACACTTCAGGTGAGAAAGATACTTATAAGAAACAGTTGGCATTTAGTATTGTTAACTATAAAACAAACAACACATCATTTAGACAATAATATGAAACCAGTAAAATTAACCGAATCAGATTTAAACCGAATAGTTAAAAAAGTTCTTTCAGAACAAGAAGATGCAAACTATATGTTCTTTTCAAATTTAAAACAAATGAAAAGACAATTAGAGATGATTATGGAAATGGACCCTGCAGAAGTAGACCATATTATTCAAAATGGACATGATTGGGCTGACGACCACATTTCTGAGGCTAAAACAAATATTGACCAAGTTTTTGATTTTTTAAAAAACGAATTTGACAAAGAATCTCAGTATGTAGATTTTGAAGAAATGAATGAGGGAAGGAAAAAGACAGGTACTCCACTTTGTGCTAGAGGTAAATCTGCTGCCAAGTCAAAATTCAAAGTTTATCCTTCAGCATATGCTAACGGTTATGCGGTACAAGTATGTAAAGGTAAAATCAAAGGGTTAGACGGTAAGAAACGTTGTTCAGGTACTTATTGTTAATTTTCCTCAAATTATTTTTTTATTTAAAAAATTCATGTATCTTTGTCAGTAAATACTGATATAAGACTATGAAACACATTACCCACAAGTTAAGAAGACTAATCCAACAAAAATATATTAAGTTGGCTCGACTTTCAAATCCCCAACTTAAAAAGTCCGCATACGAAAGAGATTGTATTGCAATTTGTAAAAAATTGATTGACAAAGATGAAACAATCTTATTGTTAACTCCAATCTCAAACAAACGATACATCAGAAACGAAGAACAACAAATTTTCGTAATTTTAGAAAATTACAGTGTTAAAGTAATCAACCATGTGTATTCATATACAGTATTCTTAGAAGATAAATCATGGCATTCGATTGTTAATTTATTCGATAATGAAGTTGAGTCAAGACGTATGGAGTTTGAAAAAGAAATTACTTCAAATATTAAGCATTCTCTTCAAAATATTTTACACAAGATATGATGAAAACAAGTCCATTTAAAAAAACATTTTATTTTGGTTTAAGTATATTTTTAACACCAATTTTTATTGCAATTACAATAACTTTACTTACTTTTGTAAGTAGAAGTCCTAAAACAAAAAAAGTTGAGGTGAAAAAAGAAATTGTTTTTCCTCCTGATAATGTGATAGAACATGATACGGTTTACATTGAAAGACCAAAACCAAAATTGACACCTAAAATTGTCATAGAACCAAAAAAAATAGATACGGTAAAAGTTACTGATACATCTAACCAAATAAATTAATTAATTTAAACAACTACCTTTACCTATGAAAACAATCATCCTAACAATCGTACTTTTAATTTCAAATATTTTAATTGGTCAACACATCCCAAACATGGATACCACTAAAAGTATTCTTTTGGTTTCACATTACCACTCAACTGACAAACCTATCTTATCGTTGTTAAAACGAAATCAAGACATTATTTTTTTCATTAATCTTGACGATAAAGATATTTTTACGTTTTGTGACGCGGAATATTACTTTCACGCAAAAATTAAAGAATTAAATTTAGACTCTACAGGTCATATTCACATTTATTTCACTATTACCCATAAAAGAAGATTAGGTACGACTAATATTGACGGTAAAATCTGTCATACAGTAGGGGATGAATTTTTTACAATGGTTATTGATAATAAAATGACCAAGCACACATCTATTAAATGTGAATTTCACAAAGAAAAATTAATGAATGTTGATTATTAGGATACTTTTGATGAACAAGATTTGAACCTTTTTGGAGAGTTTTTAATTAATTGACAAAATTGTGATAACCATTTTTTATCTAATTCTCCTTGTTTCATTTTATCTTCATCACTTAAATTGTAATCAATAGATTCTAAACCATGGTCAATTTTTTTGTCTTGACAATTATAACTAATAGTTCGTGGACCTTCTTTCACACCATTTGCAATTATTGTTGGATATCCAAGGGTATCACATAACAATCTAACTTCAGTTACATTTGGACTACTACCATCAATTTTTTTTCTATGACACATTTTGTTATATAAAATTGGGTCTAAATTTGATTCATTTTTACCGTCACATATAATAACCATAGATTCAGGTTTTTTCTTTAATAGACCAATTCTATTATTTTCTTGTTCTGACTCTTCTGTTAATACTTTTCTAACAAGATTGATTAATTCACTTTCAGTTAACTTTATTGTCTTTTTCATTGATTCATTTTTTGGTTTGTACGACACCATTTTTGGTGAATTTCCCGTACCCGATTTATTATGACTTTTTTCGGCTTTTCTTTTTTGTTGACAAGCACTTCTTTTTTCAGAATCTGTCATTTTTGATGCAACACCAGCGGCTCTACATTTTGGATATCCTTTGTCAGACGCTTCAGGTCTACCACATGGTGGATGTCCTCCACCTTCTTTTTTTCTACAGATATTAACCCAAGGACCTTTTGGTTGACTACTTCCTTTTGGTTTTTTCTTTGTTCCAAACCACACCGCCAAATCCTCCTTTAATGGTCCAACTGCTTGATGTATAATTTTTTCAGGGTTTTCAACATCACCTAAGTTACTTCCATCTTCATCATTTTGTCCTGTGTAGAAACTTTTTAGATATGCGTCAACTTGTGATATTTTATCCGTTCTTTTTTCAATTCTTGCTCTTTCTTCAGGAGTTTCTTTAAAATCCCCGTCAGCCTCTTCATACGCCAACTCAGCATTATCGTAACTATAAACAGAATCTGTAAATGGAGCAATTTGGTTTTCTTTCCATGGTTGTGGAGATAATACAATAGGTACTTTGAAATGACCAGCATTTCCTGAACCCGTTGCTTCACTAATTCTATTTCTTTTCATATACTTACTATAAATATATCGTTAATACATTATGGAACAAGAAAAACAACCCATCGCATTTCTTTTTGAGGAAGTGGCAATATACAAACCTGAGGATGTCGATAACCTTATAGACGGATTAACTGAAGAACAAGCAAAGTTCATGTTAACACGGGCGGTTCAAATGGCACATAAACATGGTTTATATTCTCTTTCAGAGTCAGAATTAATATCCAAATCACTCAGAGTGTTAAAATAAAAAAGGGGTCTCACGGGACCCCTTTTTTTATATCTTACAATTTGTTACCACAAGATGGACAAAACTTATATTTTGATTTTGTCTTGGTACCACATTCGGTACAATAATGTTTAATATCTTCAGTGGTATTATTTTTATTACTTAATGGTAATATTTTTAAACTTATTTGATGTGATGCGAAATAGTTAAATTCTCCGTATGAATTAGTAAATTTTTGATTGGATTTTTCACCTTTTTCAACTCTACCCGTTTCAATAGATTTTTTAGATTTAACACTTCTAATATTTGGACCTTCAAATGTGTTAGTTACACCATTTGAATTTGTTAGGTGTGGTCCTGATAAAGATGTCACACTATATGTATTTGATGAGTTATTGGTAAAAGTCATATTACCATAATATGGAGAACCTGTGTTAATAACTTGTGACCAACCAGTATTCCAATTGCCACCTGAAAGATGAGGATAATTAACTATTTGAGATTCATCATAAAACTCAACACTAACATCCCCATTTAAGTCAATTGCGTCACGATTCTCGGACGTATCTTTAACTTCATAGGTACTGAACTCAAACTTGTTATTTGAGTCAAGGAAACGTTCTAAAAACACCCTTTGACCTGGTCGAATAACAATCCCACTTGTCGAGATGTATTTACCATTAAGTTTGATTTTACAAAGTACTGATTTTTGTGTTGGATTATGAATTTCGAATTCGAAATTATCTTTGTCGTTAAGGAATACGACATTACCATTGTAGATTTTTAAACGCGACTTTTTCTTTGTGATGTGAGCTGTCGGCTTGCTCACGCTAGTTGTTGTGTAATACATTTTTTTTTAATTTTAAAATAGTTAATGACTATGTTACCAATACCTTTGTGTCCGTGAATACTCTACAGCTTTTAAGGGCTGGGGACTGATAAACTAAAATCTAACAATAAATATACTCCAACTTAAAATTGTGTAAACAAAAAAAGGAGACAATTTCTTGTCTCCTTTCTTATAGGGTAAGATATTGATTATCTCAATTCTCTTAAGTCGAATGTTCTTACTCCATCAACTGTGATACGTCCGTAGAAACGGTTGTTAACCATTTTCTTAGCGTAACGTGTCATAATACCTTTGATAGGTGTGAAGTTGAATGGATTGTACATTGTAGGTGTTAATTGTAGAGGTACATACGGTGCGTAGATGTAACCTGTGTCAAGTAAAGATGTACCTTTGTGACCCAACAACACTTGGTTTGGTGGGAAGTAAGGGTCTCTATACACTTGGTAACGACCTGCCAATGTACCAACTCTTTCAATACCCATGTTGTATTGGTCTTGCTCAGGAGCCGCGTTTGATACGTGGAAGTATTCCAAGTCATCAAAGATAGCACTGATTTCAGAAGAAACAACAATCCAGTTAGCTCCACCTCTTAAGGTAGATTTGTGGATTTGAGCCGAAATTTGGTTGATAGCTGTAATCAATGTTTGATTCCAGTCTTTTTGAGTGTAAGGAACTGCACTTGAACCAAGACGCTTCCATCCGTTGTAATCCCAACGTAAGTTCCAAGCCGCACCTTTACGTAAATCTCTTAAGATTTCACGGTCGATTTCAGCCGCAACTTGCTCAGACAATAAAGCTGTTAATTCAGCTTCAGCGTCGATGTTGTGGAATGCTGCAACGTCTTGAGCCATTTCTGGTGACCATTGAGCTCTTAATTTTCTTTCTGTTACAGAAACTGTAACTGACATAAGGTCGAAAGATACCTCACCGATTCTATCTTCAAACTCTAAGTTTTTGTAGATTCTGTATTTAGCAGTAAATGCGTCGTTAACTGTTGTATCAGATGCAAATGTTGAACCTGTATAACCGTCCATAGAACCACCACAAGTGATACAAACTGGTACTTGTAAATCAACTTCTAAGTAAATTTTACCTTCAGTATCACATAAGTTGTCATATTGACCACCATCAGTTTTACTGTTAGGGAATACTAACGTTTCGTTGTTATTACCATATTGTACGATACCTTTACCATATCTTTGAGTTACAACTCTAAATAAGTAAGGGTTAGTTGTGTTACCTGATGTGAAAGCGTTACCAGTAGCACCATAAATAGTTAAATCAGATAAGAACGCTTCGTTGTCCATTGGTTGACCATCAGGACCGATTAATTTACCTGCTCCATCAGATGCAAAACCTGACATAACGATTAACACTTTTCTGTAATTATCCTCAGTATAAGCTGAAGGAACTAATTGGTCAGCTAACCATGAAACTGTTGTTACGTTTGCAGTTATTGCAGAAAATTGTCCTTTAGAATAGTCGAACAATCCTGGAGGGTCCAAAGCTGGTTCGTTACCTTCGTAGAATCTATCGTAAAGGTCTTTAGTGTTATTGTAGTCATAACCACTGTTTGGTGTTTGTCCTGCCGCAGCGTTTGGTGAACCATAAGGTGCGTAGTGAATACCAGTATTCGCATTTGATTCATCAGTGTAAGCCTGAATGTTAGGTACGAAGTAGAATAATTTACCGATAGGTAAGTTCATAGCTTGTACAGAAACGATGTCGTTCGCTAATAATTTAGAGAATACACGTCTTACAATTGGGAAAACAACTGTTTCAAATGCACCTGTATCAGATGTAGATGATGCTTCGTTAATCAAGTACGATGCTTGGTTTTCGTATAATTGTGCTACGTTTTCTCTCATGTGACCTTTAAGACCCTCTAAGAATCCTAATTTGTCCCATTTGTTGATTGTGTCTTCTTTGATAACTTTAAGGTGTTTTAAACCGATGTTACCTACAAGACCTGATTCTAATAATGCTCCCATTTTAGTATTTGTTTTGTTTTTAGTTTATTTTTATTTATTTTTTTAACCAATTTTACCCATTAAATCCTTCATTCTTAAGAATTGTGGATTTTCATAAGTTTTTGATTCAATCAATGTTGTTGATGAACCTGTAGTAACAGTTTTGTTTAATTTTTGACCTACTGATTCATTAATTGATTTTGTATCTACCTGAGATAATTCGTCTTTGATTGACTTATAAAGATTTTTAGATTCTTTTAAAGTTTCAACATCATCAAATCTTCTTAGGATATTTAATTTTTCTTTTTTAGTAGTTGAGTGTTCTGTGAACAATCTTGTAGCGTAAGCCAAGTTTGAATTAAAGATTGCAACTTCGTTAAGTTTTTCTCTAAATACATTCAATGCTTTTCTGTACTCTTCATTTTTTTCTCTCAACATTCTAACTTCTTCTTGGGTAGATTCAACTTTAACACCACTATTACTATAGTTATAGTTTCTGTTATTTGTGATGCCCTTTCTTAATCCTCTACCTTCTTTGGAACCCATTCCGTATGTTCTAGCAGCTTCTTTAGTTTCTACTTTTTCAAAAGCTTTTTCTCCTTTAGAATTTGTCATACCTTTTTTAGTGGTGAAATCTTCTTTACCTTTCATAGTTTTAGATTTGTCACCCTTATTCATTCCGTAATCACCTTCTTTAGTTTCTGCTTTAACAACTTTAGATTTTCCTTCCATATTTGCACCTTTCTTGTATTCGAATTTTGCTTTACCAGTACCTACTGATTTAGGACCTTGTTTTTTCTTTTCATCGAATCCGCCTTTAGCTTTATCTTTGTAAGAAAATTTAGGACCTGAGCCAATTCCAACACCCTTAGGTTTGTAAGTTTCATTTGTTAAATCGTCCATGTCGTCTTCTTCCATCATTTCGTCAGATTCTTCTTCCATCATGTCGTCTTCTTCCATCATGTCGTCAGATTCTTCTTCCATCATGTCGTCTTCATCATCTAATGTGATTTCATAAACAACTTCTTCATCATCGAAATCTTCCATATCTGATGAATCAACATCTGATACGTCACCACTATCAGAGAAAATAGCGTTAATAACGTCATCAACTGATTCGTCTTGTTCGTCGTAATTCATATCATCTTCTTGCATTAATTCGTCTTCTTCAGACTCACCAAGCTTAACAAGATATTCTACGTCAGCATCATCATCGGATAAATGAACGTTTTCACCATCTTTTTTAACAATGATACCGTCATCTTCACCCATAGCTTTGAATACTTTCAAGATTTCCTCGTCAGAAGCGTCAGTTAAATCTATTGGACTTTCTTCTGAATCCATGTCCATATCCATGTCCATATCCATGTCTTCTTCATCAGAACCCATTTCCATATCAACGTCCATTTCCATTTCATCGTTATCAGCATCCGTATCAACGTCTGCATCTACATCAATCTCCTCATCATCCTGTTCGGAAAGAGATTCTTTTACTAATTGGTTGATTTCCTCCTTCATTGTAGAAGCAAGTATTCCTTTTGCATTTTCGGCTATGACATCTTCAACTTGTTTCATTTGAATAAGAGCCTCTTGAACTAATTTGTTTTCTTTCATGAAAATCTATTATTTTTACAATATAAATAGTGTCAAATAATAAAAAATTCACTTTTATGGTTATGTAATCTTATTTTTATTTTTACAAAAAGTTTAGAGCATAAAAAAAGTGGTTGTTAAACCACTTTATTTTTTATTCAATTACTTCATCAATTTTACTTTCTGATACTGAAGTTATCCTCCAATCATTTGTAAATCCTTGATACTTTTCCGTAACCTTAGCTTCAACATCGGTTACTGAGAATCCTTTAACAAGTTTCTCTTCTCTAATTTTTTTAATTTTACCAGTATTCTCGTCAGGTAAATCGTACTGAATTTTTGCTACAAAATATTTTTCGTCCATAATTTATTATTTTCCCAAATAATCGGTTAATTTTCTCATTAAGTCAACTCCTTTAGATTGAAATTCCGAATTTTCAGGTGATTTGTATTTTTTTTCTTCTTCCAAGTTTTCTTCATACTTGTCTCTATCATTAGGATTACCAAATAAGTAAGCTCCTGGTGTAGATGGAGATGATACCAAGTCAAAACAGATTAATTCGAAATCATCCTGTACTTCATTTCTTTCACCAACTTTTTTCAAAGAACCTACCCCTCTTGAAGAAACTCCCATAGTAACACCTTGTCTCATTAAGTTAGCCGCTTGGTCTCCTTTAGTAGAAACAATACCTCTTTCATGAAATCCTGGTGATGTTAACAATTTAAGTTTACCCATCAAGATATTTTTATCCCACCATATGTCTGTGATAATATGGGATACTCTATCCAAGTCAATTAAAGATGATTCAGGGTGATTAAGTTCTGAAGTAGACAAACCTTTAGCAATTGCCTTTTTATAGTTCTCAGCTTCTCTCTTTAATATTCTCTCAGGATAAAATCTTCCATTTCTATTTGGTGTATCGTATTTCTGTAATACCGCATAAAATTCAAAAGGATTTCTATAATCTAATTCTTTTGCTTCTCTTAACATCTCGGCGTTACGAACATCTTTTGGTGATATCCAACCTGCATCGGTTTCAACCAATATTCCATGACCTACTTCACTTGCTTCTAAAATTCTTAATTGTTTCATGAATTCGTTTTAAGATAAATATACGATATAAGTATCTTTTTAAGGTTAATCGTTTTTTGATGGTGAAAAATCGAAGTATTTGTTTTGGATTACATTCTCTTTTACTATACTTTTGATAATTGTTTTAACTGAATTTTTAATTTCTTGAGATTTAAAATCCATTTCATTGTTGGTATATAAATTAACCTCTAAATTTAAAAAGGATTTTTTTCCGTGTGAAATTCCACTTGTTCTTAGGTCTAAATCAACTATACTCTGTTCTTTGAATAATTCGTGGTTTATGGAGTTATAGACTGAATGTTTGATATCTCTACTTAAATTACAGACAATTCGATTCCAATTGTCGTGTTCAAATTTTGGGGTTACCCATGATTGTATGTTTATGTATAACGATTTCAAATTTTTTGAATCTACCGTTCCGTATACAGATTTAATTGGGTTGTAGAGATTTAACTTTACACTTTTTCCTTTTTTCATTAAGTTTCATGTTGTCAATGTTTATTTGTTTGTTAAAAAATAACAAATTTTATAGGGATTGTCAAAAACTTTCAGAAAAATTAAGATATTTGTATTATATGTTAAAAGTAGATGTAAAAAAAGATGGGATAGAAAAAGCCCTAAAGACATTAAAGTCAAAAGTAATTAAAACTAAACAAAATCAGATGTTGTTTGGTAAGAAAGAATTTGTTAAAAAATCGGTGGAAAGAAGACAACAAAAGTTGAAAGCGTCTTACGTTCAAAAGATGAAATCTAAATTAGATTGATTCTTCTAAGCCTTTTAACTTAAGGAAATTAAGCTGGTCAAATTTTTCGACTTTCAATCTATCGATTGTTTCTGACAATTTTGTCTTAATTTCAAACTCGTTTTCGTTTTCTAAAAGAGTGTTCAATTTAGTTATTGTACTCTCTCTTAAAGTTTCAAATTTTTCTTTAAGTAATGAAGTATCTTCAGACATTAATTGAATGAATTCTTTTTTTGCGGTTTCGTCAAGATTATCAATATAGTTATTCAAAGTGTGATTAGCAATAGAAATCATAGATTTTAAAGGAATGTTGATTGTTTCCTTTATGGTTGATTTTTTGTCTAACGTTAATGTTTGAATTAAATTTTTCTTAGATTTTAATCTCTCCATTAAATCTAACTTGTTTGTGTATACAAGAACATCAACGTCAGAATATTTGTTCTCAACGTTTTCAGTTACAGTTTTTGGAGTTTTAATTGACGGTAATAGTTTTTGAATTAAACTAACACCTTCATCAAGAAAGTCTTTGGCGTCATTTTCAGTTAATCCTTGAGGTGTTGTTAATTGGTCGTATAAAGAATATAATTTTGACATATTCTTATTGCTCAAAACATTGTGTTTGAACTCTTTTAACGATTTTTTAAACTCCTGCTCATTTTTGTAGGATTCTAATAAATTGTTTTCAATTATGGATTTAATTTGTCCGAAAGTCATTTTGTCTGTTTTCAATATAAATATTACGAGTTTAACAACTTATCTAATTCTTTTGAAATTTCTCCTAAAGAATCTTGACCTTGGTCTAAATTAAAAAATCTGTTTTGTTTTGCAAATCCACTTTCTAAAAGAATATTCATTCTTTCTTTTTTGGATTCAGGTGTAACCTCACCTCCTGCTGGTGGAGTTTCTTCCGCCGCTGGTGGAGCTTCTTCACCCCCTGCAGGTGCGGTTTCAAATCCTCCGCCACCAAATGAAGGAACTGCCCCCATATCTTCATCTCCTGTGGTTGCCGCTGCAGTTGCAGTACCACCTGTAGTACTTCCGTATAACTTGTCAATATTATCAAATAAACCTGTTTTGGTAATAACTG